AAATTTGGCCCCTCGTTTTCTGCTGGAGCTAATTGCAATCCAACATCACCAGCGGCGTTAACGTTATTGCCATCAATGGAAGACACATCAGTTCTGCTAATGACTCCCATTAAAGAATCAAGGGAAAACTTCAGTAGCTAAACGTTCTGCCTGACACTGCATTTGTTCCTTCCTCGTAAAACTGGCAATTGCTGACGCAGAGGTAGCGCAAGCAATCGATAGGATCTTTGGTGGCTTCGTCTCGTCCACCCTTGGCGGTGTACTCCTGCATCGAGTAGATCAGGTTCTGGCAACGATCCGAGATGTAAAGCTTGGGGCCATTCAAGCTGGTGATTGGCTTTGTGTCGTCGTAGGACAGCAGGTTGTTGATTAACTGAAGCCCGTTCTCAATTTCCACGCCTGGGGCTGGGATAAAGGTCATCCCAGCGTCATCAAGATCGGATATGATGGTAGTAGCGCCATCTGCTGACTGCCTTTCAGCCGCACCCAAGCGTGGATCAATGAAGCGTTCGTGAATCTCTTCGCCGTTCTCGCTGTTCTTGATTAACTCGACGTAATCGATGATTCCTTTACGAGAACCTTTCTGGGCCGGCCCCGCTTTGCCTTCAGCGGTAGAACCGGGCAAAGCCCAGTCATCGTAATCAGGCCATTCTCGGTAGACCCACCAAGTACCGGCTGAGTCGATGGCAATCCAGAGCATGAACCAGTTTTTGGATCCTGCGGGATCAAGGGCCATGAAACGGGTGACGGCATAACCTGCGTTTTTGAGCCAAGGGAGTTTGTCGTGCTCAATGACGTTGATGTCTTTGCTGAATCCAGAGAAGACGCTGGTGACTGATTTAGTTGGGATGCCATATGCTCTAGCAAGGATCTCTTCTTTTCGCCTTCCTCTGATTTTATGCTGGAAATCACGGGTGTCGATGAAGGCGTTGTCTTCCGTCCAGAAGTAATAAATAACCGCACCAGGGCGCGAGAGCGACTCTTGGATAACGGGGAGTTCTTTGCCAACCAACGGAGCGAATCGTTTTTTGATTGTACGAGTTTTGCCCAGGATGTCTTGAACCAGCGGAGTCCAGCCCGTGAGCGTCGTGAACGTGAGGATGATGCGGCCATGGTAGTCGATTGTTCTGTATTGCAGGGTTTCAAACATTCGTTGGGGGCATTCTTCGTCGCACCAGATGAGATGCGCCTTGTAACCTTCCGCCACCTGAGCGTCTGCTTGGTACTGGCGATAATTCCCAAATTTAATAGTGCCACCGCGCCGAGTGCCGGCAAGAGGTGGGAGGATGCAAATGTTATCGGTGAATCCATTTTTCTGAGAGTACTGAATTGAGTGGTTGATCCCCTTTTTACTGGGTAGATTGCGAATGCCAAGCGGGATGGCATCCCAGATCATCCGCTGTTGATCTTCAATGCTGCGATCCTCGTTAACGTGGTACGCTCTAACCTCGGCGGCGGGGATAGTGCCTGCTGCCCACATACACAAGCGTGAAGCAATGGTGCTTTTAGTTGAACGATTGCCCCCAAGAATGATGTGAACCTGATACTTTGACCAATTGTCCATCACATCCTTCCATGCTGGCAGAATCCACCCTGCCCCAACCGGATTGTTAACCGCTTCAAGCTGCCGTTGCTGCCTGAACGTGTAATAATTGACCAGTTTCTCCTTAGACCAAGTCCCCATTTCCTTTGAACTAGGGTTTTCTACCCAAGGTATACCAAAATTAGGACTGTGATCATCCGCAAAGTCTACGTCACCGATAGGCATATTGGTTATTTACTACGGGCATTATGGATTGCCTTGATAATCTGTGCCCAAGGAATGATGCCTTGGCCGTCAATGTTCAACCCGTCCAATTCAGCGGTAATAGACAGACGCGCATACTCTCTGGCCCCCTCTATTTCTGGCTCGACCAGCCATTCCTGCACAAAACGCTGAGTAATCATGCCCATAAGCTAGGCATCTGCTGATTTGTTTCAAGAATTGATCACCTGGCAACACGATCTATTAGACGAGCTAATAGTTAACCTGAAATCGCACTACCAATTTGTCATTTTGGGTGAAAATGGCATAACGAATCTGATGAATATCAAACGTAATATCCTGATTGCCACTCCTCTTAAAGGGGATGTTCCCAAGAACTATTTTGTGACCAGCCTGCAACTGGCTGCACAGAAACTGCCCGACATTAAACTAGATTGGATTTTATTGGATGGCCCAGCGGTGCAAATGGCTAGAAATCAACTGGCGGCTTATGCCATTGAGAAGAATTTCCATGAATTGATCTTCTGGGACAAGGATGTGGTCGCTCAAACGGACGGGCAGAACACTACGGTCTCTGCAATCATGCGTCTGATCTCCCATGACGTCGATATGGTGTGCGGAATCTACGGAACCCGCTCAATGGACACGCATTGGCACGTTCAACCGTTGCCTGGAGAGGAACCGGGCCTGGATGGTCTGCAAAAGGTCAAGCGTTGTTGCATTGGCTTCTCCAAGATCAAGACTTCCGTCTTTAAAAAGCTGATTGTCGATAACCCAGACCGCCTAGCCATTATGGCTGATCCCAATCACGAACCCAAGGTTATCCCTGAGCTGTTCCCAATGGGCATCCAAGGCAAAAACACTGCTGAAAGCCGTTTGTCCGAGGTCAAGGCTATCTTAGGTGACCAAACCCTTCAAGATCATGCCAAGCTGGCTAGGATCGACCGCGAGCTAGCTTTAGTCTACGACGAAAAGAACCTCTATGCCGGCGAAGACTATTGGTTCTGCGATCTCGTTCGAGCCAGCGGCTTTGAGGTTTATCTGGATACCAACCTGATGATGAGCCACACCGGATCAGCCAACTTCCCCATCCCAACGGAGGAGCTGGTCAAAGCTTTGAACGAACCTTGGCGCAAAGACGAGATCATTGCCATCAAGAAGAAGTTTTCTGAAGCCAAAAACCCTGCTGCTAAATGAAATTTACAGTTTCAAAACGCTTCTCATTTGAGGCCGCGCACTCGCTGCCTCAGCTCCCAATCGGGCACAAGTGCAGGAATGTCCACGGACATTCTTATGTGGTAGAAATCTACGTCGCCGGCCCGCTCGACTCGCGCGGGTTCGTGGTTGATTACGCCGACCTATCGCGGGCGATGGTCCCGATCCTGAGTCAACTGGATCACCAAAATATCAACGACGTGCTGCCGTGCAGCACCACCGCCGAAAACCTCGGCGCGTGGATTATGTCGCAGCTCGACAAATACTCGAAGCTCAAGCCGCGCGTGTCGCGCGTGGATGTTTATGAAACAGCAAAAACTTGTGTGAGGGTCGAACGATGAAAATGCTCTGCGGACAATCAAACGCCTTGTGGCATTACGCCGCAGGGAAGTGGCCGAACAAGGTCGGGCTTTTGTTTGGCCCATCCTACTACAAAAAAACGCCCGTTCGGCCTTGGATGCCATACGTCCTTGACAACGATGCGTTTACGCTCCGCGATAATTGGGACGAGGCGGCATGGCTTGCAATGTTGCAATGGGCCAAGATGCAAGGTCACAAAGCCGACTGGATTCTTGTCCCTGACGCTGTTGGAAACAAAGACAAGACGCTTGCTCGCTGGAAAAAATACGCGCCTATTGCGGCTGAATGCAAACGTCCACTTGCATTTGCCGTGCAAGACGGAATGACGCCTAGCGACGTGCCAAATAATGCTAGCCTCGTTTTTGTCGGAGGCTCCACGGAGTTTAAGTGGCGCACGGTTGAAACATGGGCCGCTCATTTCCCGCGTGTTCACGTTGGGCGCGTTAACAATATCGACCGTGTGTGGCAGTGCGACGACCTTGGCATTGAGTCAGTCGATGGTACTGGATGGTTTAAGGATCCAACAAGAAAGGACAAACTCCCTGCTTTAGAGTGCTGGTTAGCTGGAGTCAGGAACAACAAACAGATTAAATTAATATAGCCAAAACCCCTGCTCCTAAATGATATACATCACAAAATACCTTGCGCGATTAAGCGATGGTACAAATTGGAAAAAAAAAGAATTCCATGAAACCTTAGAAGCTGCTGTTAAAAAGTTTAAAGCAAATATCTATCATTTGCTTCGTGGAGGAGGTGGGTCGTCTGGTTTAATAGCTTTAAAACAAAATCAAAATAATATCATTCATCTTGGAGAGCTGATTTGGTCTGAATGCGAAAATCAATCTTGGTCAGGTCTTCATAGCTACGGAAGTCTTGATGAACATGATTTAAATTCTCAAACAAAACTGCGTGCATTGCTTCAAAATCTCTTAGATGAAGAACACGAACTTAGAGAAAGACCTTTTCGGGAATCAACTAACCCCTTCTGATCCCGTTTCTTCAACAACTTCCCCTGTTGCCAAGAAGCGTTTCCGCCCACCGGCCCTGCCGTCCTACTTCCCTACCGATGCGGCCTTGCCTCCCGTCAATCTGCTTTCCACTACCCGTCGCTATTCCGTGGTCAAGCAGTCCCCCTGCCTCACCTACATCTACCACGATGACGACGATTCCTTCTAGCCCTCGTATGGGCCAGGACTGGTATCCCCCATCAGACTCTTCTTCAAAGCCATCTTCTGCTGCTTAATCGTCTCCAGCTTTGCTTCCGCCCCTTCCTCCGCTACTACTTCCTCTGCTAGCTGTACGCTACCCCCGCTACCCCCGCCTAAACTAGCATCCCCAATATCCATCTTCCCGTTCAGCTTCGCGATGATCTCTTCCTTCGACATCGCCCCAAAGTTGTTAACCTGGATATTCACGTTGCTCCCAGCCGTCGCGCTGGCCCCAGCCAACGCCCGCTTCTTGTCAATCGTCACTGCCATCGCAAAGGGCAGCGTGTGTATAGGCATATCGTCAATATCCCTAATCATCCGGTCTATCACCAGATCCGTCAACCGATCCAGCTTCCCCATCAACCGCTCGTTAAACTTTTCCACACTCATACCAACAATCCTCTGCATGATTCGTTTGTCATCATTTGTCATATAATCCAGCACCGGGCTTTGCCTCAAGCCAATTCCATTACCTTTCAATGTAGCCGTTGCCACATCCCTGACCAACCGCTTCACCCCATACGTCCTCTTCCTCGTTGTCTCCACCTTCCACCGATTTGGCTTTCTTGCCTTCCTCGGCTCCGCCCCCACCCCACCAGCCACCCCAGCCGCCACCCCACCATTTCCACTCACCTCCTGCTCGCTCATACATTCACTTTCTCCTTCATATCATCCACCCCATTCATCCAGGCTTCCGCCTCCTTCCTCATCTTATCCATAAACCCCTCCCCACCATCAACCTCCCTTTCCTTTGCTTCTTCAACAACCAAAATCTCCTTCTCCTCACCCACTTCCTTTGCTTCCACTTCCCCCTCAATCGCCTTCTCCGCTTCCCTTAAACTCCCTCCAATAAATCCCACAGGCTTTACTGTCATATCTCCAACCCCCGGCTGTTTCTCCAATTCCACCCTCCCCACAATCTCATATTCCGCATCCCGCCCATCCCCACTCACCCACACCCGCTTCACCTTCACCACCTCCCCATTAAACAAGCTGTACCCACTCGCCGCACACTTCGCCCACTCCTCACTCCCTCCCACTATCCTCACCCGCGCATACTCCTTGTTCCGACAGATCCCCCCTATCACCCCTTCCCCAACTTCCACCCACCCACTCCCCATCGCCCCTAAAATTAATTCAACAGGCTTTTTGCTTATAGCTTGACTAAAACCACTTTTCCCCTCCAGCTCCCCCCTAGGGGAGCGAAATTGTAAGCTTCGCTTTGTTTCTTTTAGCGCACTCCCTACTCCGCTCTCACACCCCAAAGAGCCACTACTAGCTTCTACAAGCTTCACGCCTCCATCACTGGCTTCATCCTGCTTTAGTTCAACTGACTGCAAAATTTCTACTCCTACAGCGGATCTATTGTAATTGTCAGGCAGGGCCTGGGCTTCGACCCCCCCCTCCCCTACGGGGGCAGACGCGGAGCGTGCGGCGGGGTGCGGTGGGAGTGAAGCAACAGCCGGTGGTATCGACTTTACCGATACAACCGACGGAGATGAAGCAACGACCGATTGTAGTGCTTGACCGGATACAACCTGAGGTAGTGCTCGACCGGATACGGTTGGCGGTAGTGGTAGA